CGCATCTTGACCTCCGATCGAGAGCATCGAGAATCCTTTCGTGTTGCAGGTATGTCACACGAAACGATTCTCCCACACAACCTCTTGCCGCGCCAGCCTAGTTCCCCCAGAGTGCGCGCTGGCCCTGAACGAGTGGCTAAGCGTGGAAAACGATCTATTGTTCACCCCGATCTAGTCGAGTGGCACAGGGTTGAGTCTTCTCGACCCACAATCAGCACAACAATAGACTTGTCCTCCCCCATGATTGCCGATTCGTAGTTGCAAATTGCAAAGACGGTTGTCTCCTGTCTTTCCGTTGATGTGGTGAACAGTCTCCGACTCTATCAACGGACGACCGAGATACTCCGCCATAACAAGACGGTGTTCTAACACGTAGAGAGAGCCAACTTCCTTCCCCTTGTACTTCACCTTTTGCCCCATTGAAGCAAAAGGATGGTTGTTGTCAATCAGGATACGAACATATCCTCTTGGATGGACTACCCTGCCACCTTTCCAGTTTGTACTGTTCTCTCTCCATATTCCCCTAGCCGGAACTCCACACCGTTTGAGTACTTTGCAGATCAACTGACTATGCACTTTGTATTCGTTACCGAGTTGCGACACCGTCTTTCCTTCACGGTATTGCTGACAAATCTCCTCTTCTACCTCCGGTGTAAACTTCCGCTTGTTGCCGCATTTCAACCGCTTTCCAACCAGGGTTCTTTCGACAGAAAAACCAGCAGAAAGACGCCTATACAAGATGCTTGGGGACAACCCCAACTCTTCCGCCCACGCTTTGATAGATTGCTTTTTCCCGTTGTGTTCCAAATATCGCTCGTTCACTTTGCCTCCTCACTACTAAATATAGTGTGACGGAAACAAAATTCCCCAAGCGAGTCACAACGATTTTCTTTTCGAGGAGGTATAGTGAAGCCGAGCACACAAAGCAAAATCTTAGACGAATTCGGAAAGCCGATTGAGAACAAAGCGATTGACGCCCGAGCTTTTTTCGGCGTTGACCACGTACCAACTTGGCCGCACGGGAAAAGCCCCGACAAAAGGAAGCTACTCGAAGAATTCAAGGGGCTCGTCTACGCTTGTGTTGACTTAATCGCCAACACGGCGTGCACGGTTGACCTTGGGTTGTACTTTCGCAGCACTAGAAAGAGCCGATTCCCGAGCAAACAGCTTTCGGGAGTGGAAGCAACCAAGGTTCTCCGCAATCCCTATCGCAAAGTGAAGCTCCGGACGGGGCAAACGCTCCAAGAGTTGGAAGAGCACCCGGCGTTACAACTCTTGCAACGTCCAAACTCGAACAACGACACGCAAGAAACGATCTTCTGGAAGACCTATCAGCTTCTGAAGCTGACCGGGGAAGCCTATTGGTATACGCCAACCGGCCCGCTCGGCACTCCCGTTGCTATCCACGTCCTCAATTCAGCGTTGGTCAAGCCCGTGATTGGCGACAACAACGAGGTTGTTGGGTACGAATACGGCGAGGGCGGCAAAAAGGAGACCTATTCGGCGGCTGAAATCGTCCCCTTTATCGTCCCCGACCCTGCAAATCCGCACCGTGGCAAGTCTCCGCTTGCTGCCGTGTACGACGCTTTGGAAATCGACGAGAAATTGGCGGCAACGCTTAGCTCGATCCTCGAAAACAACGGGCGGCCCGATGGAATTCTGTCCGTGAAAGATGGGATCGGAGAGGACGAAGCCTTGCGATTAGAGCACCGATTCAACGCAAAGTTTCGCCGAAACGGGAACGGTGGGATTATGGTTGTCGGGGAGGAAGAGGCAAAACTCGATACCCTGACGTTTTCGCCGAGGGACATGAGTTGGCTTCCGATCAACGAGCAAACTCGGCTGAAAATCTGCAACGTGTATCACGTTCCTTATGCGTTACTTGACAAGGCAGCGGCTTCCCAATACGACGTGCAAGCCACGTTGCGTTTACAATTGGTCGAAGATTCGGTAGTCCCCATGCTTCGGCTCGTGCAATCCGCCCTAAATGCGTTCTTTGTACCGAAGTTTGACGACTCGGGCAACCTCTGGCTGCAGTTTGAGGATGCGACACCGACCAACAAGGAACAAACTCGGGCCGACGTGCAAGCGGGAATCGTCACACCGAACGAAGCACGGGAAGACCAAGGGAGAGAACCGCTTCCTGGGGCCGATCAACTGGCCGGAATGTATTCGTTGGGCGTTGATACGCTCGATTCGACCACAGAACCGGCCCCGGAAGCCCCGGAATCGGACGAAAACCCTGCCCCAACGACCGAAACAACGGTCGAAACAGCGGCTTCTGAAGGGAATTTGCAGGCCAGTGCGCTCAACGGGGCTCAATTGCAGTCGATGCTTGCCGTTACAAGTCTTGTAACCTCGGGCCAAATGTCCCGAGAAGCGGCCCGAATCACCCTTGAAATGGCGTTCCCGTTGATGGATTCCGCCAAGATTGCGGCTTTGGTTGCGGCTTTGGAGGTTGCCGCCCCCGTTTCGCCAGTTTTGGCCCCGATTCCCCAGCAAACGGCCCCAAAAGCCCACTCTTGCGGTTGCGACAACTGCAAAACGGCGATCCTCGGGCCGGATGGCGAGCCAACGGAAGCCGAGAACCAGGCCCCCACGGTCGAGAAGACGGCTCGAAAGACGCTCAAGAGCGGTCGGAAGCCGCCCAAAGGCGAGGAGTTGGCCAAGGTTCTGAAGTCGTTTTTCGCAAAACAGCGGGCCGACGTGCTCGGAAGTCTGAAGAAATCCCACGAAGCGGCGGTTGCGAAGGGAATCAAAGCCGACCTCCCCGACAAATTCGTTGATTTGGAAGACTGGGATAGGGAGCTTTACAAGGACAGCCAACCGCTTATCGAGTTGTATTTCCGGGGAGAGTACGAAGACGCTGCGAAAGACCTTGTTGCAAGAGTTGGAATCAGCGACGAGGTCTTCAACGTGACCAACCCGTTTTTGCGAGACAAGATCAAAAAGCTTGCGTTGCGATTCTGTGAGGAAACAAACCGCACAACGTCGCTCGAAATCAACGCCGCAATCAAGCAGTTGCGGGAGTCGTTGGAAGAAGGGCTGACCACGGGCGAGCGAATGAGTCAGTTGCAAAGCCGAGTTGAAGAGATATTTGACTCAGCGGAAGAATCCCGAAGCTGGCGAATCGCACAAACGGAAGCGAGCCGTTCTCACAATCTCGGGGCCAAGGAAGCCGCACGAGATAGCGGGGTGGTTAGCGGTTACCGTCTGATGCTTTCTTCGGAAGCGTGTGAGTTGTGCCAATCGCTAGCGAACAAGGACGTTGGTTTTGACGATGTTTTTTACAAGGACGATGGCGCACCCGCTGAGTATCAGGACAAGGAAACACCACCGATACACCCCAATTGCCTCTGTACGTTGGAGATGTTGCTGATTGAACCGCCGACCAATCGGGAGGAAGAATGAGCTTTCATTGGTTCGGTGACGAGTGGCTAGAGAAATTCAAAAAGGATCGGGCCAAGAACCTCAAACGGGCGGCGATCTACACGGCCAACGTTGTCAAAAAAGAACTCGGTACCAAGTGCCCTCCGCACTCAGCCCCCGGTGAACCTCCAGCCCTCGAAAGCGGCGAGCTTCGAAGGTCAATAACGTGGGAAGTGGACGAGGACAAGTTGGTCGCAAGGGTCGGCACCAACGTTGTATACGCTCGCTACCTTGCTGGCGGCACGGCGGAAATGGAACCTCGTGACCTCTTCAAGGGTTACACCGACAACCAAGAGCAGATTCTTTCGATCCTCAAGGGTAAATAAAGCATGGAACAAAGAGTTAAAACATTCAAGAGTGAACTAGACGTTCAGCGGGCCAAACGGGAAGTGGTTGCCATTATCTCCACGGACTCGGTTGACTCCGACGACGAGGTCTTGCTACCGAGCGGGCTGGTCAAAAAGCAGTTTGCGGGAATGCCGGTCTTGTGGGCACACCAACACGAGAACCCGAATATCGGCGTTGTTCGTTGGGTCAAGACCGAGGATCGGCGGATTATCAGCAAGTATTACCTCCACGGAAAGACCCAATTGAGCCAAGAGGTTTGGGAACTCCTCAGCAACGACCCGCCTTTGATCAAATCACACTCGGTCGGGTGCACTTACCTAGAGTTGGATTATCCGACCGCCGAGCAAATCAAATCCCGACCCGACTGGGACCGAGCAAAGCGGCTTATCACCAAGTGGGACATGCACGAGTTTTCGGTTTGCAACGTGCCCGCAAACTCCGATTGCGTGGCCCTCGCAGTATCGAAGGGAATCAAGTTGTTGGGCGAGCCGAAGCCCTCGTGCTGGAGTTGGGCCGACGCTCCAACTCTTGTAATGCCCAAGCCCGTGCCCATCGTGGAAGAGAAGCAAGGGCCGAAGATCGAATTGCCCCCGAAGTTTTTCGCCCGACGAATCAAATCGTTGGAAGCTGAGTTGATTAAGAAGCTTGAGAAGCGAATCACACAAGATGAGATTTTGGAAAGACTGCGAGGAAGAGCCTAGCTCTTAACTCCTGTTACCTGTGAAAGCGGCCCGTTACCCTCGGGCCGCTTTTCTTTTGCGCAGATTTTCTTTCGCTGCAGCTAAATAACCTCAGTCGGATTTGATGGCGCACCCTTGCGGCACCGATTGAGGACGGCCCGCCGATCCTCCACGGCTTCGTTGCTCCGGATCGTTCACGAATACCGCCAATTAACCCTTTTTCAATTGGAGGTATTCATTTCATGGATACTGTTATTATTCGTTTCGTCTCCGAGATGGGAGATTACAAAGCGGGTGACGAGGTCGAAATGTCGGCTGACGTTGCCCAAAAACTCGTTGACGCTGGTATCGCTGAGGTTGTCGAAGCTGCTAGCGAAGAGTCTCTCGACAAGGTCGCCAAAGCGATTGAAGAGAAGATCATTGCTGGTCTTGAGAAGTCGATTAAGTCGATCAACGTCAAGGTTCCGGCTCAGCCGAAGCAGGAAGAGCACAAGTCTTTCGGCGAGTACGCCAAAGCTGTTGCGATGGCCGACGACCCCGATTCCCGCACTCGGGAAAAGGGTCACAACCTGTTGACCAACAAGTACCAAGTTGGTCGCAAGGCTTTGACCGAGGGCACTGGCACGGCTGGTGGTTACCTCGTCCCCGAGGAATATATCAACGAGTTGCTCTCTGTTGAGGGCTTCGACGCTTCGATTTTCCCCGGTGCCGACGTGCGAACCACGAATTTGGACAAGGTCTATATTCCGGTTCTCGACCAGACGATTACCCCGAGCGGTGGCACTTCCGCTTTCACCAGCGGCGTGACTCACTCGCTGGTTGCTGAGGGCAACGCTCCCGCTGCCAACAGCGAGCCGAAATTCAAACAGCTTGCCTTCGAGCCACTCAAGAGAATGGCGTTGGCCGACGTGACTTTCGAGCTTCTGAACGACAGCCCCGCCAACGTTGAAGCTTCTTTGAAGCAACTGTTTCAGCAACAGTCGATTAACGAGTGGGACGGAGAAGGTCTTATTGGTGCGGGCACCAACGGCATTTATGGTGTGATTGACCACGCCGCTACCGTGAAAGTTGCTCGTGCAACGGCTGGAACCGTGACGCTGGCTGATTTTGCGAAGATGTATTCGAGGCTCGCCCCGAAGTCTCGCAAAAACGCAGTGGTCGTAATCCACCCGCTCATCCTTGAAAAGATGATTACGATGGAATCGACGGCTGGTCAGTTGGCTTGGATTCCCAACGCCAACGGTGGCGTGGACATGAATCTTTTCGGCCTGACCGTGATTCCGAGCGAATACTCTTCGCCTCTTGGCACGGCTGGCGACGTTGTGATGATTGATCGGTCGAAATTCATCTACGTTGTTCACTCTGAAATGACGGTGGACGCAAGCGACCACTATCAGTTCAACAAAGACCTGCGAACCTACCGCTTCAAGTACCGTATCGCCGGTCAGCCGATCTTGTCGGCCCCGATTCTGCTTGCGGACGGATCGACTCAGGTCAGCCCGTACGTCCAGCTTGACGACGTGGCGAGCTAACGAAACACTCCTTTGTGTGTTAGTTGTTTGTGTGGGAAAGCCCTTCGATTCTTCGGAGGGCTTTCTTTTTTGGCCAGCATAAATACCCACATGAAAGCGAACTATCAAACCAAGGAAATCGTCAGCGAAAGCACCAAGTGCGTCTTCCTCGACGACAAGTTGCTTAGGGGCCAGATCGACGAAGATGCCGTGCAAGAATACACTCCAGACGGCTGGTATAGCGAAGAGAACAAGCAAGGGCGGGAAGTGCAATTGCTTCTCCAAGGGAAAGACCCGCACGCAACTGGACGGCAACAAGATGGAAATATCCCCTTCCACGCTCCACGGGTGCGAGAAAAAGCCAAAGCCAAGCGGGAGGCGGAATGATCAACATTGCTTCGGATACACTCTTTCAACTTGTTGGATTGAAGGACACACAAACCGGCGACTATCTGAACGATGCGGACGTTTCCGGGAAACTCCTCGACCTCGACGGGACGGAGCTAAAGAGCTTCAGTTGCGTTTACGTGGTCGGTAGCGACGGGGATTATCAAGGCAAGCTCGTTCCAACGATCCCTTCGCCCGTCACTTGTGGCGAGGAATACCAAATTGAGATTACCGCCACACACACGGGACGCACCCAAGTTTGGCGAGAACGTCACCGTGCTGGTTACAGGGGGGCACTATGAGTTGTTGGCTCAATGTGAGTGATGCTTATTTCAAATCGCTTGGCAAACTGACCGAAGCGGACAAAGACCGATTGGGATACTGTATCCAAGGTGCAATCGAGTTTGCCGAGCGTTATTGCCGCCGAACCTTTGCGAAAGCCGAGTACGACGAGTTGCAGACTGCCGACCGTGAGGGGTGCGTTGTTCTGCAGAACGCTCCGGTTGCTTACGTCTCCCGCTTGTGCTCGGGGCAACTCGATTTGGTCACGATTCAAAACACCGGGGCCAGTATCAGCAAGGCTTCATGGTCTACCGACGAAACCACGCTTCGATTGACGCATTACAAAGACGGTGTGCGGGTCAACACGGCGCTTACGTGGGCCGACTACCCGACCCTTACAACTCTTGCGACGGCGATTGCAACCGTGGAGGGTTGGACGGCGACGGTTGACCACGGATACGAAAGTTGGCCCACGGTTGACATTGTGCCCCAGCAACACGGCAACGGCAAAAGTGCCAACGTTGTCACCTCGTGGGACGACTACACGGGCTGGTTTGACTTCAACCGAAAGACGGGAATCATCCGGGGCCACTTCCCGCACGGGTACAGCGTGCGGGCGGTTTACACGGGCGGCTTTGATCCGATCCCCGAGGATCTTCGGCAGGCCGTGGCGAATCTGGCAATCGTGGCTTTCACTTCACCAGAAGGCAAAAAGCAACAAGAGAACCTCGGAGGTTACTCCTACACGTTGGCCACGTTGGATCAAGTCACCATGTCCGATAAGAAAGTCTTAGCGAGCTACCGAAACAGGATCGTATGAAACCCTATCACTTAATGAAACACTCAATCGACCATTATTCCGCTATCGTCTCCACGGTGCGGGGATCGGACGAGGTTGATTTCCCGAAGCACCCGACCAACGAAGCCGTTCCATGCAACTTGCAAGAGGCAACGAGCGAAATCGTGGAGCTTTACAAGGGCAGGAAAGAACGAATCAAAGCTTCGTGCTTCCTTTGCGACAAGGACGTTTTTAATTCGATTCACGAGCGGGATTTGCTCGTCTTTCAAGGGATCAACTTCTATGTGATCGGCAAACAGGATCTTTGCTTTTTGGGCGAGGTTTTTCGGGTGGATCTTGCCGAGGATTTGGGGGGCTGATGGATCTTTTGCAAGCAATCTGGGACCACTACAAAAACGGAACCGAGCCCGAAGCCGTGAAACTGCGGGAGTTGATCGGCACCGATTCGCTCGTGATATACGACGATCAAAAAGGGCGTATCCCGCCATACGTGATTATTGAAGAGGGCGGGAGTCAGCCAATCGCTAACGCACTCGGCAACGAGACAACTCCGGGGGTACGATTCGACGCCGATACCGTGATTTTCTCCGTATACGCCCCGAGCCGCTCCGAGGTGGTTAGAGTGCTTGACGCAATCGAGGATTGCTTTTTGCGAAAGCCCCTCGTGACCACGGGCAAAACGTGCTTGGGTCGGCCGACTCGGGAGCCCCGGCCCGCCATCAACAAAATGAACGACCTTTACCAAGGACAAACGCACTTGGTGTATCTGATGGCGAAAATCTGATCGGCCAACCCCTAAATACCTTCAACAAAAGCTTTTGTTTTGGAGGTATTTTTAATGGCGTCAACTTACACTTCTTCGGTTTGCGGAGGAAACATCTCGGCTGGTGGAATCGCTACCGACGTTCTTTCGGGCAGCGTGACACTCAACAAAGAGGATATCGAAGTCCTCGTGCAGACCGGTGAAACGGTTGCTTGGCCTATTCAGGTTCCGGGCGGCAAGTGTTGGGCAGAATACGAAATCACGTTTGCCGTGACGGGGCCGGTTCCGTTCACTCCCGACGCCCTAACGTCGTTTAATTTTGTGCTTGGCACGGGGCGATCCATCTCGGGCGAGGGATCGGTAAGTAAGGTCACGATGAACAGATCAGAAAGCGGCCCGTTGACTGGCACGCTCAGCGGCAAATCTTCGGGCAAAGTTACTTGGAGCTAAGGGGGCACTTTGGACAACACGTTTCTAGGAAACGACAATCAGAACTATATTCTTTCGCCGTTGACACTCGGCGACAACAAACGCTTTACCAAGTTTGTGAGATATCGTCGTTGGGAGCAATTCCAAGAGTTGAAAGACCAACTTCCCGCTGATGAATTCTCGAAGGAATCGGGCCGAATCTTGCAGGAGTGCAATTCGCTCGACATTCACGAGGGAAGCGACGAGGTCAAGCGGCTAGAAAATACCTTGGAAGGAATGGCCTATTTCGTTTATTTGTCGGTGCGGCACTCACGTTCAGACGTGACCGTTTCCCAGATCGAAGAGGCGTTGACCGGCCAGAACCTCCCCGAGATTTTCCGGAAGTTGCTCGTTGTCTCGGGAATCATCGCAAAAAAAAACGATGCCCCAAGTGCCGAGAAAAAGAACTCCTCGGAAGCGAGTGTCGCAACTGCGGATACCGAAAGCACACCTTCAACCAGCGAATCGACTACGGCGAGTATTACCGAAAAGGACTTGAGCTAGGGTTATCGCCAAACGAGGTTGACGATATGACCCTCGAACAGTGGCAAGCCCTCAACGGCGGTAACGCCGACTCCGACAACGACGAGCTAAACGAGGAATTGCAACTCTTGCAATTCCTCGGGCCGAAACAGAAACAAACGCCGTAACAGCTAAATACTGTTATGGCGTTTGGAAATCTTGCGGAAGCTGTTGTTGATATCGGTTGCAACCTCAATCCTCTTAGTGCTGGCTTAGCACGAGCCAAAGGCATGATTGGGTCGGCAGTCGGTGGGTTCGGCGGTCTCTTATCCGGCCCGCTCGCTGCCCTCGGAATTGCGGCGGGTGTCGGTGCCACGCTGGCCGTTGCGGTCAAGGGTGCGGCAGAAGCCGAAGCCGCTGAAATGGGGCTCGCCTCAGCCCTCAAAGCGACCGGCCAAGACGTTGAAGCCAATATGGGCCGCATGAAGGCTTTGGCCGACGCCGTCCAAAACGTGACCAACGTCGAGGGCGATTCGTTGATGCCGGTGATGCAGTTGGGCGTCAATCTCGGGCTGAATGCCGACCAAGCACAAGAAGCCACAAAGGCAGCGGTTGGATTGTCTAAGGCTTACGGCGTGGATATGCAAACGGCCATGCAGGCCGTCAGCAAAGAAATGCAAGGGGTGAAATCGAACCTCGACCGCCAAATCCCCGCCCTTAATGGCGTGGAAGACGCTAACGAGCGGTTGGCGATTATCTCGAAATCTGGTGCAAGCGGGATGCAACAGCAATTCGACGCCGCCGATACAACAGCGGGCGGCTTTGAATCGCTCAAGAATACCGTTGGCGATTTGTTGGAGTCGTTCGGCGGTTTCATCAACGGCGGGTTGCAACCCGTGCTTCAATGGCTCAACAACCTGATTCAGGTTACGACCGAATACAACAGCACGAGCACTTCAGTTTTCTCGGGGGTCGGCTCGGCAATCAGCGGCATGGGGTCGGTTGCTTCAACCGTTTTCGGTTGGATCAAATCGGCGGTTGAAAACACGATTTTTGTTTTTTCAAACCTCTCCAACTACGGCACGATTTTGGGCGGGTCGCTAGTGGCGGGCTTTGGCCTGATTGCGGATTCCGCTTCGTGGGCTTTTGGAAACGTGGTCAACGTTGCAACGTGGCTTTGGGAGAACGTCGGCACGTTGTTTATGGACGGCGTCAATTACTCCCTGACCGTGCTTTCCAATCTCGGAGAAAACGTCAAGAGACTCTTCACGGGGATTTGGGATTTCATTTCCTCAGGCGGCACCAAGGGCTTCGAGGAAGGATTCGTAGGGATCTCCGAGGGTTTCATAGCTCAAACCAAGGCACTTCCCGAATATCAAAAGTTTGTCGAAGGCTCGTTGACCCAAGCCGGCAAGGGCGTTGCTAATCAAGGGTGGGCAGCCCTCGAAGCCAACAGCAAGGCGTGGGACGCTGCAAAGCAAAAGATCGAAGACGACAAGATAAAGAACAAGGACGAGTTGACCAACACGAATCTTACGCTGACCGATGCGGGCAAAAAGCGGCAAGACGAAAAAGAAAAGAAGGACAAGAACAAGGACAAGAGTAGCGGGAGCAGCTTCGTTACGTCGATTGCCGACGTATGGAAACAAACGCAGGAAGCCGCACTGAAAAAACAAGAGGACGGGAGCAAAAAGCTACTCGAAGAAAACAAAAAACAAACCAAGGTGCAAGAAGAGCAGCTTGCTTGGCTCAAAGAGAATTTTGCGCTGAACGTGTAACGGAGGGTCGTTGTTAGAGCTAATACAGATTTTGAACGAGTCAACAACCTCCTGCGAAGTGCGCTATATGTGTGGCTTCGAGGAGCGTTTCGCCGCCATGAATAATTTGACGGGCGGTTGGAAAATGGTAGAAGGAAACCCCGAACTGAGGTTGCCGAGCCCGTATCCCTACGGCGGGCCGTGGGTCGTTAAGGACGTAAAGATTTCTCCGATTGGTGAAGTGTTCGGCTCGCCTCCCTACGTCTACCTCGATGTTTCTTTCGGCTTTCCCAAGAACGGCGAAAAGCAACAAGAGGACGAGGAGCAGGCAGAGCCGATTGACCTCTACACGGTTTCGGCAAACGTTTCGGCGGAAGCCCTAAAGATCCCTTACAAAAAGATAACGTACTCTGACGGGGATACCGGAAGCGGATACACGGGATACGAGACGACGCTAACCGAGGACGACGCCGAATACTTTGTTTATTTGCCGCAAATCGAACTATCGGTGAGTAGCGACAAGTGCAGAGGTATGAATCTCGCTGTTGCTAAATCGTTGGTCGGCAAGGTGAACAACGCACCATTCCGAGTGCGGGACGGCGGCGGCATGGCGACGTGGGCTCCCGAGTGCGTGCTGTATATGGGGTTGTCTGGTAACACCTCGTACACCACCGAAGGGTTTGCCAAAGCAACGCAAGACCATAAGTTTCTTTGCAAAGATCACAGTTGGAACACGCACTACGACGCCAAGACTGGGTCTTGGAAGCGAGTGCAAACCGTTGATGGGCAATCGCTCTACACGGCTGGCAACTTAATGTCGTTGTTCGGGTAAGGGGGGCAGGATTGTCGATAGGACGAGAACCAAACAAGCAGCAACCAAACAACGGGCTAGGATCACTTTTCAATCGGCAAAACGCCGAAGCCAAACGGCTTGGACAGATCCAAGGCATTTCGCCAATCAGCGTCAAAACCAATGCCGCTGGGACTTTTATTTCGTGGGCTGGTGCGGTAGCCGATCCGACCAAGTGGGTAGAGATTACCGACAGCAACGAGACCGACCCGACCAACAAATATTCGTGGGTTGCTCTCAAGATTGATCCAGAATCGGGAGAGTGGTCACGGGATGAAACGTCTGGCACCGGGCTTTACTCGCAAGAGAGTGGATACGCAATCGAAGTTGCGGGTTGCAAACATGTCCTCTGGGGCTATCGTTGTCGGCTGTACAAAGAGGGCTCGAATTACAGCTTTCAATACGTACCCGAAGTCGCTAAGGGCGTTGTTGTGGAAGGGTTGGCTAGTGGCTCGGAAGGGGACGTTAAGGTTGACGTTAAAGTGAACGGCTCGACAATCCAACAAACAATCAAAGCACGCTATGATTTTTCGGGCCAAGTGGAACCGGACTCGATTGTGTATTGCGTTTGCATGCGTGATACGTGGGTCATAATCGCCCAAAATTGCCCGTTGGAAGAAGAATCCGGGGAGGAATAAATCATGCCCAACAGATGGAACCCCGGTTGCAATTGTCACTGCAAGATGCCCAAAACCTGCGAATACTGGTACGATTATTCGTACCCCGGGCACAACTGGGAAGTGAGGTCGGGAGAGTGGGAAAAAGGCGGCGGACCCGATACGTTGCTAAGAACAAAAGATGGCGGCGCAGAGATCCATTGCAAGTACCACGCCCCCTACGAAGCCGAAGACGAAATCAACCTAGAGTGCTACGTGAGTATCGAAGCAGGGGCGGGCTCAAGTGCAACAATCAAACTTGGCGGGGCTTCGATCCTCTTTGAGTACGATGGGGCAGGCACAAAAATCAGTTGCAATGGACGATTTCACTATGCCCTTGGGCACCGCTCGGGGTTGCTGAAGGTTTGGGCAAATCATCTTTCGGGATTGATTATCTGGGATTCGCAATGGTGGTTCTTCGGTGGATTGGGAAACGATATTTCGTATTCGACGGGGGCAGTCAACGGTGGGCAAATCGTCTTCGGCAAACCGCACTTCTTGAAAATGACTGAGGAGTGTTTTCCAGGCGGTTGGACGTGCGGGGTCAAGGGCGTTTTCCCCTATGCGGTCGATGTTTCGGTTAATTGCTGGCAGGGCGAGAATGCAGGGGGCAACGGCACTTTCCATTTAACCACAAATCCACCGACCGATATCGGCACGGCTTGGGCATGTGGGGCGTTTACCATGCCGTGGCAAGACATTATCTTTCAGGCGGACGAGTGCTGCAAAGACGCTTACGATACCAATTATCCCAACCTCCCGATTGCTCGGCACAGCTACGTTGGAATTGCACTTGGCGGCTATCACCCCTATCACTACGAGGGTTACGACGGTTGGACGGTATCGCTTTGGTGTGCCTGCCTTCACCAAGGCGTTGATTTCACTCACTCATTCGGCGTGCAATGGGCTTGCGGGGTGGCTACTGAGTTTGGGGCAAGCGAAATCAGGTGTTGCAACTGGAACGGTCCCTGGCTCAACTGTATGCCGCAACAGACTTGCGGGGGAATATCGGGCGAGGTCACGGTGGGTTACTATTTTTCAGCGGAGGCTTAAATGGATCGGGAATCGTTTATTGCGTTGTGTCAGTTTGAACTAATCAGCGAGAACGGGAAGAACCACCATTACAAGTGCAAGGCGTGTGGCTTCGAGATTGATTCGATTTTCCAGCCCGCTCAAGTGCGGCGGGTGTGCGACGTTGTGCGGCTCCCCGACCAGCCCGACCAATTACAAGAGTTGGAATCGGCAGAGGGAAAGAGCATCACGGACGACGAGAAGCGGGAGCTACTACAGAAGCGAAAACGTGAATTGGTTCGTGAGTATCTGCAGCACCCGCCACGGCGTCCCTGCAATTGCGGCGGGAAGAAGCCCCCGCAACGCTGACGTTACAAGAGTTGTAACGGAGGGAAACGAAAACGGCCCGAAACGCTCGGGCCGCTTTGTTTTGAGTAGCGAAAGATCATAAATGACCTACGTTAAGAGAGTAGGTTTTCTGAATTTCTGATCAAAGGCATCAATGTCAAATTCGTCTTCCTCGTCGTAATCCACGGGTTGGGCGTCGTACAAACAACTTTCGCCAGAAAAGCACGGCTCGGGATCTTCCTCGACTTCCCAGCAATCTCGCCAACCTCGCCAACCTGATTTCCGGTATGGGGTGTGCCAATCGCACAACCAGCCGACCAAATCAAGAGTCTCGACCTGCCCCGAGAAAAACGCAATCAACGATTCCCTCGGATCGTTGCAGACGTGTACCTTGCCGAGTCGGTACACAAACCACAACTCGGGGTCGGGCTTCGGCGTTGCAACCCAAATCGTTTTGCCGAGCGCATGCGCCATTCCCAACTCGGCAATCGTCCCGAAACAATCGTTCGTGTTGATCCAAGCGAAAACAATATCGGCTCCCTGAATCGCTCGGGTGCATAAATCAACCACGCCGAAATCAGGGTCGGCGTCCCCACAAAACCCGTTACCCCAAGCGTGTTGCAGGTCGTGAAAACAGCCGTGGTCACAACCGACGAAATAGGGGCCGGAATAATCTGCGATGATCCCGTCAAGGCGAATCGCCCCACTCAAGATCGGCCAACGTTCACCTCGCCAACCTTCGCCTTGGTGGATTTTCAACCCCGAAACGATCTTGTGCCGCCAACAGTGTTTTTCGATCTTCCCCGCCAAGTACAACGTTTTGCGGGCGGGGTCGAAGTCACTATGCCCGTGGGTGTATTCGTGACACCTCCGACACAACCCAACCAAATCTTCGAGCCGCTCGTTGTACTTACGCTCGTAAGTCAAGTGGTGCACGTTATCAATCGGGTACTTCCGGCAACGTTCACAAAGCCCGTTGGCTCGTCGGTGCACGGCTCGTTTCTTCTCTGACCACTCACGACTACACAAGTAGGCGTTGTATTTCTCATTCCCTTCTGGCTTCAGCTTCCAAAAGGCGTCAACGTTGAAATTCGGTAGCTTTCGCATGATATGATCCTTTGTAAGTGATTTCGCTAACTGAAGTCAAGACTTTTTGGCGTGGTAGTGCAGGAAGCACAACTCTTGCCGCTTGTTCTCGATCCAACTTAATTGATCCCAGTTTGTGGCCCAAAGTTGGAACACGTCCAATAGCTCTAACGCTGACTCAATCTCGGTTGTGGTTTTCGGGTCGAAAATGGCGTTTTGATTTTCCATCTGATTTTGCTCCTATTTTCCGGGGTATTTTTCCGGGTTTGTGCTCGAAAGTTGTTCGTCGTCGAAAGGATCGTTCAAGGGATCAAACAGAGAGAACCCGTGAATCAGCGAGTGACAATCCTCGCAAAGGGTGACACAAGCGGGCGGAAAGAATATCCCGAAGCGATAGGTTGTGTGGTGCACTTGCAGCTTTCGCCTCCAAAGACCGCAACGACGACACTTGTGATTGTCTCGCCGCAAGATTTGTGCTCGAAAGTGCTCCCATTCTTCGGTTGTTAATAGCTCGCTGTAGGTCAATCTCCTTTCCTCTCTCGACTCACCAAGAGTATCTATGCAGCACGCTTCAAAATTCATTTGGAGAAAGACAGAAAATTTCGTAAGGTGGAGCACTATTATATTTGTGCGAGAACAACAACGGCACAACGGAGGTAAACGTGAGAAACAAGCAGTTACTTGGAAAGAAATGGTTTGAGGTCAAGGGTCGGCCCGTGTTGGGCTTTTGCGCTGCGGCGGCTGCCCGAGAGGCGGGGATCAAATCGGACAAGCTAATCAGGGATCTTCAGGCGGGGCGCATCCCCGAGGGAGAATTGGACAGCGGCAAAAAGCGATATTACACCCAGACCCAAGTCGAGGAGATTCGGCGGCATTACGAGCGGGTCAACCGAGAGGAATCAACGTGGGATTGTTCCGCAATTTCCCGAGAGTTGGGAGTGCCACGAATCGTGCTGACGCACCATTGGAAGCACGGAAATATCCCTTCCCCGCACCGGGACAAGGAAGACCCCTATTGGACTCCGACCGAGTTTTCTCAGATCAAGCACTATTTCGAAACTCGGCGTTACGCCAAGGATCGGCTAATGCAATTGCGACCCGGCTTGAGAGAGTTGGGCGCAACTGAATCCGAGATTTGGTTCTTAACAAACCACCACGTCGAAACCCCTGAGCCCGAGTTGGATTTGGGGGCCGCACGGAGTCGGTACTACACTCGGCAACAATTGGTCGAGCTTTTGCGGGCAATTAGAAGCCAACGGGCGGAACGTGGGCTAAGCGACTAAATACAGCGTAACAATAAAAATGGCCCGATTGGCGAGCAAAACCAATCGGGCCGGTGAATCCATGAGAGGATCAATGCAACAAAATATAATAGTAGCGTCACAAACGAAAAATCACAACGGGAAAATCTTTTCCTCACGGCGGGAAGCCAATCAACACGGGTACTACACGGCGGGCCAGCTACGCCGAAGAGGTCGTAAGCCCCTCGGTCACTCAACCGCCAACCTCGCCACCATTCAACTGGCGAGCGACGAGCAAAGGGAGTTGTTCTCCAACTGGGGAATCTTCCATTGGTTGGACTCGACGAACTACCTCGCCACGGGAACGAAACTCTATCACGAGGACACCGAGACCAGACCCTATAACCCCTCAGCGAAAACGAAAGCGATTTGGGCTTACCAAGAGTTGTTCGTCTCGAATTGGAAGAAATACGACCGAGCAGTTGCGGGAGGTTGGCACACGGCAAAAACGGATTCCTATCGCTACGGGCTGAACGAGACCGAAATCGGCCAGTTTGTGACCGGAAGGCAAATCTTCAAGGTTTACAGCGGGCGGTTTACCAACTTTGTGGGTTTTCGGGTCGAAAACAACCAACCGCTCGAAGTAGTTCAAAAATCGGTTAATAATGCGGCGGGAATTCAAAGGCAACTTTCGGCTCGAAAGTGGTTCGTGCAACTCGGGCGGGACGGGTTGCAAGTCTTCTTCGTGTTCGGCGGGCGGAACAAGACGAGCCGAGCGGTTGCCAGACTCGCCCGACTGCTTGCAGATCTCGACCTACCCGCAAAGGTCTATCCCAACGACGACGAAGGCTTCGTGCTGCCACTAGCAAAAGGATCGAGGGTCTTTGCTGACCGGGAGCTAACGTTGGTCGAGGGAAGAAAGGTTGGTGGCGTTGCTCAGCTTGAAGCGGACGTGGTCGGGTTGGTCGATTGGATCAATGCCCCGAGTGCTGGCAACCCAAATGCCGAAACGATCCTCGACGCCTACCGACCGAAAGAAGAGGGAGAAGAGAAGAGTACGAAGAAGGATCTATTATATATTGCAGTACAAACGGACAACGAAGACACCAACTCTCTCAAGAACCGTTGTTGGAAGGTCGTTACTGACTTCTGGTTAGGACGAAACAAGCAGAACCTTAATAAGATGCTTGTTGTAACCGCTCGAATCTTCTACCTCGGCGGGTTATCCGAAGCCGACTCGAAACAAATCATCGGTGATTTCTGCCAGCAACTCCCCCAAGATTACTCCTCACGACTCAAGCCCGAGAAGCTCCCCCAGCTTCAAAAGGACATTAGCAAGACCGTGCGGAAGGTCTATCAGGACAACGGCGGGCAAAGTGATTCCGAGCTTTCGACTCGAAAACTTCAAGCTTCCGTGGCTCACTGGCGAAGTAAGGGGTTGCTGTTGTGGGATCGGGAAACGTGGGGGCTGACTTACGGGGCCTACTCCCTGCCCGACTTCGAGTTGACCGAGCAAGAGCAAAACAACGCCCTTGCCTACGTGGGGCCGATCCTCAGTGTACGGGATTTGAAAGGTCGGGATCGGGGCGAAGTGGTTGAGTTGCTGACGCAAAGCCTATTGAAGCTCGTGGCGAGCAAGGAACGGGAAGAGCGGGCGTTGTCCACGGACTACTTGAAGAAGTACCTCCAAGGCGAAGTCGGTGTGAACGTCCAAAACCAAACCAAGTTTTTGAAGCTGAAGAAAGCCTATCTCGACCTTGGTTTCGTGAAGGTTATTAAGCAAGGACGGAAGCGGGCGGGGGCAACACGCTACGGCTTAGCTGGTCGGTTGGCAACGTTGCTCGGTGGGGAAAGCCAATCCCTCGAATTCGCATTCCCGGACGATTGCGACGAGCGGTTGGAAAGGCTTGTTCAAGACTTCGTGGCTCAAATGGATGAGGAAGAGAAGAGTACGAAGAAGGATCTATTATATATTGCAGTACAAACGGAAGAAGAGACCTCAATCCCTCAGACTAACGATCCTCAATTCAACGAGCTATTAGCCCACGAACAACAACGGAAGGTCAAAGCGGAAAGGATGCAACTGGCAAGGCGAGTGCTTCAATCCTCTTGCTGGGGCGGTTGGTAGTGCTCCACGATTTCCTCCGTGGCTTCCGACAACCAGGCCCTCAGCTTCTCCCGATCCCTCGTGACCGTCTTCGGGATTGGAAGGATTACCAAGTCGCAATCGTCCCGCCACCAGGGCACCAGAAGCAACAACCGACGTATTAGGCGACTGATTGGCACGAGGTGGCGACTCGACCAACCCTTGCAACGCCGATACAACGGCCCGTCTCCCCATGTGCTGAGTCGATAAGGTTTCTTCGGTGCCGTTGTTGTTGCCATACTGTTAGTTAGGGCTGCAGAACGGTGTTACCGAAACAACAAAACGTAATACTGACTAGGCCCCCTATGCCCGCCCCCTCCCCACCCTACCCCCTCCCTTCCCCTTCGTGATTGCGTATCCGCCCCGCCAAGCCGTTCTCCGCCCCGCCAAGCCGTTCTAAGCCTTTGGGTCGAGTAAACACCCGTCGAAACAATCAGGGGCTCAGAAGCGATCCTAGGCGATTGCCATCGTTGCAACCGTGGGCCGATCCGTTTTGGCTCGGCCCCTTCCTTGCAAATCAACGACTTACGACGAGGGTTGCAAAGGTAGTTGCTAATCAGCCCTCCCAAGTTGCAACAAAGTAGCTCGAAGTTGCTAGGAGCAGACCCCCCGTTGTCACAAAAAGCTGCCATACCCCCCGAAAGATATGGCAAGGCAGGTTGGTAGTAGTGCAGGGGGGTACTTTTTTCGGTCCCGCATAAGAATCTATGGGAGGCATTGCCCACAATACCCACTCAGTTTTTGCCGTTATTAACCGCCCGAGCCGATTATCGCTAATCACCGATTGCAAGAGTTGGAATCCTGCGATAAACTTCTAAGACCGAATCTTAAAAACGAGGTGCATCATGGAATCGGCAACAACCAAAGCAACTGCGAGGGTGCAAGAGGCAATCCCAGAAGACGAGCCGATCAATCCGGGGCGTGGCCGACGTGTCTGCCCGAATTGCAACCGCCCCACGTCCTCCCGTTCCCCCGTTTGTCGGCATTGCGGCTTCGAGGTCACGAGGCACGAGAAGCCGACCCTAGACCAACTGGTGGCGATTGTGCGGGATCTTGGGGGCTTTGAAGCTGTAAGGGAAAAAATCGAACAATACAAGAAAATTGGCGAGGAGTTGGAACGGCTCGGGGGAGTGGACGAAGCGGGCCGATACCTCGCCCAATTGGAGTCGGTGCGTCAATTGTGAAAAAGAAAGGGGGATCGGACAACGAGTCCGATCCCCCGCAACCCCAGCAATCTTAAGAAACTTGGAATCGGTTGGCTGCGAGGTCGAGTACCTCGCTCACACGCTCGTCAGTCTCGCAGCAGCGGAGCAACTCCACGGCCAACCCGTAAACCTCTTTCGCCCCGTCTACCCCCACAATTAGCACTAATCGCTTTGCCGCCCTCCACTCGTCGGCTTCGACCTCCTCTGGCTTCTCGTCGGGCTCGTCGGGCTCGTCGGCTTCGGTATCTTCTTCCTCATCCGAATCAAAGGCTTCGTCAAACTCGATTTTCTCTTCCTCGATTTCCTCCTCGTCCTCTTCCTCACAATCCTCCTCTTTCACCTCGTTTGCTAACCGCAATTGTGGGTTTCGAGGCGAATCCGTTTGAGTCGTCGGGGCCGGCTCCTCCTTCTCCCGTGGCTGGTAGTCAAGTGCTTCGAGTAGCTTCAGCCCGCTGCAATCCTCGACCTTGGCAAACCGCCGTCTGACTCGCAGGGCACGGGACGCACGGTTGTAGTCGATCCCCAATCCCCGCACGTACCCTTGCCACCCCCCGTGCTGCCGAGTCTTCCGCAACGCTCGAAGTAGGTCGCCCAATCTCCAGTACGTGCAAACGACCTCGGTCTCTAGCGAGTCGAGTTTCTTGTGCTCCTCTTGGGCGGCTTTCTCCAACCTATCAATAGGGCAAGCGTTGTGCTCACTACGGGGGTCTAGCATAAATCCCATTTGGTGCAACTCCTTTTCGTCCTTGATCCTTAACGCCATGGTTTCGACCTCAAACCCGAATCACGGTGATTAATTCAATCGCAACCGAGGTTTCAGTTTTAGGGTAGAAAATCCTTTGTGTCAACTGGTGTTGACGATTGTTGCGTTTCAAAGTAAAACTTGATTAATCAGGAGTGGAAAGGAAGGAGGGAATGGAGACCCGTGATTTTTCGTTGACCCTATGGGGCGGGAAAACGGCGGCGGCAACCGCCCCCACCCCGACAACGACCCCGGCAAGCACACACGATATTTTGACCAGCACGGAAGCGGCCCAACTGGTCGGCTTATCCCGCAAGCAGTTTCGTCGTTATCAGGATTCGCTCCCGCAAATCCGGCAAGGGGAGTCGGGTTGGCGTTATTACCGCCGACGAGACGTGCTTCGATTCTTCGAGTCGATTAGGGAGCAACCCGAGGTTCCCGAGAAGCGGAAGAGGAAACGTAAGACTACCCCCCAAACGAAAGGGACAACGGGCGGCGGGTGGTGTAGCTTGGCTGATTGTCCCGAGCTTGATTAGGAGGTGAGACCGTGTTGCGAATAGCTGAGGAGACGAGGACAACGAAGCCCCGCAAGGCCCGCAAGAGTCGCCCGAGCAGAACCGAGCCCACGAAGGAGGAATTCGGGGGAGCTTTCGGGTTGATCGAAAGGCTAGGCCAAAAAGATATCGGGCTCGTGCACCTCTTGTCGTACTGGATGCACTGGGGCGGCTCGCCGTTGCTGGAAATGGTCGAGAAGATCGAGGCAATGCGGCGGGCGACGAAGACACTGTTAGAGGAACAAGGGCCGTCCATGCAGCTTGACGACCTCCTGAAGTTTGGGGCGGAAGAGTAGCACCAGCCCACGCCCGCAACAACACACGAGCCCCGAGAAATCCTCGGGGCTCTTTTTACTTCCAGAAGGAGACGAGATGAAATTCGACGAGATGACAATTCGGTCGGCAATCCGGAGAATCAAGCGACTCCAGAAGAAGCACAATCTCAAGAGAGTGTGCGTGTTCGACACGTCGTGTGGATTGCCGTACGACTACGGCAGAATTCCCCAAGGCTATTGCAGAGAGCTAGCCTCGACCGTGGACGAGCTATTGGAGGATATGCGGAAGATCGACCCCGACCTCTACTTTGTGATGATCAACGAGGAGGGTTTCAGAGACCCAGTAATCAGCGTAGAACACAGAACGGACTCCACCAATTGGGAGCCCGTTCTTTTGCTTTGCATCGACGAATCGGCGGGGCACGGCCCCGAGGATTTCGAGGACGAAGAGCCCGCCCCCGATAGCCAAACCAACGGGATCTAGTCTCAACGCCCAACAAAAAAGCCCCGAGGAAATCCCTCGGGGCTTTTTCTTTTTCGGCCCGAAACCTCAAGCCGTGTAGGCAGAAGCCACGGCGTTGACCACGCTCGCCCGAAACTCCACAACCTTCAGCGACTTGTTGTAAACCTTCTCGATCATCCCTACCGACGTGCCGCACTGGTCGGCAATCGCTTTGAGTTGCTGGCCAGCGACCACGGCCCGTGTAATAAACGAGTGGCGAAGGGTGTAAGGGGTCAAGTGGGCGGGGAGGTTGGCTGACTTGCGGATAGCGGCGAAGTCCTTGTTGATGCGTGACCGCTGCCACTTCTTCCCGTTGCCATCGTGAAAGAAGTAATCGCCCTCGCCCATTTCCTTGGCCCGCTTCTGCGCCCATTCAATCCACTTCTGAGATAGCCCGATGCACCGGGGCCGGTTGGTCTTCTTCCCGTTTTTCCACTCGCTGGCCGAAAGAACAAACTGACCGTTCTTGCTATCGAAGTGCCGAAGCTGCAACTTGGTCAATTCGCTGGGGCGTGGCCCCAACTCGATCAACGCCGCAACCAGCGTCAAAAGATCGGGGTTGCTCTTGGCCGCTTCACGGAATTTCTTTTCCTCCTCGACTTCGAAAACGTGCTCCCGAGCGGGGGCGTTTTTGCTCTTCAAGTTTTTCAAGGGATCGGACGAAATCAGCGGGCGAATCCGACCGGTTGCAGCGATCCCGTTAACATCATGTGAAGCCGCATAGGCGAAAGCTGCCTTCAGGGGTCGGCTTGCGCCAGCGATCCCCGAAGCTCCCCAGCTATGGTGACTGGCCCATTCCGCAAAGATCCCTTCGTGAAAATCTTCGGCGGGCAACCGACCCCAACCCCGATAAGGCTTGATCCCCTTGCCGCCCTCGTGTCCCGAGCACAAGCACAACAGCAACCGCTCGGCTTTCTGGCGATACTCGGGCGAAGCTTCCGGGAGCTTGCACCGTCGATAGAGGTCGCAAACGTGCCAGAGGGTGACAACTTCGGCCCGTTGGATCTTTTCCGCCAACTCCCGTTTGGCTTCGGTTTCCTTCACTTCGGCCAGAAACTTGTCCCTTGCTTCAACCGCCAACGCCAACTCCCGCCGACCTCCCTTGACCTCGGGAGCCCCGTACTTGGCCAGCGAAACGTAACGCCCTTCGTGCCGAACCTGCCAAAAGCCCTTCTTCTCTTGGCCGGTCTTTGTCGTCCAACCGTCCCGCCAAGTGGGGGTATTGATACGGGCGGAAGCGGTCTTGCTGGTGGCGATAGCGATCATGTTGACTCCTCGGGAAAGTGGAAGACTTGACGGAGAGACCCGAGGGCGAGAGAATGAGATTGTGCTATCTCGTTTGCCCTCGGGCAGACGGTTAGTTGTGCTTGCCGGGCGAGGTTGCCGCTTCGCTCGGCTTTTTTTATGCGCAACCAAAGAAATCGTGGAAGAATCCATTTGGACGACTCGGAGAAAGCTGGCCCTTGCCGGGGCGTCACTTTCGAAAGATGTTAGTTGTGCTTGGCTGCAACTTCGCAACTGACGTTTGCAACCGACACAAGGATACTAAGAAATCCCGAGGAAAACGTCAATAGGGCCGAGCGTGCGAGGCCCGCCACAGCACCGTC